ATAAGAGGTTTGGCGGAGCCTAAAGGGAGGGGGTCGTAGGGGGAACCGTAGGTACAGCGAAGCGGCCTCTACCTACCTACCAATGTAAGGTCGTCAGTTTCATTTTATAAGGGGTTTGGCGGAGCCTAAAGGGAGGGGGTCGTAGGGGGAACCGTAGGTTCCTCTACCTACCTACCAATGTAAGGTCGTCAGTTTCATTTTATAAGGGGTTTGGCGGAGCCTCCGCTTCGCTGTAGGTGGGGGCATAGTAACCGTAGGTACAGCGAAGCGGCCTCTACCTACCAATGTAGCGACGACAACTTCATTTCATTCGCCATTTCCGGTCCGAAAAAATAATAGATGCCCGTCTTCTCGGTATTCAAACGCATCAACATTTCTAAAATAACGCATAATTCGGGTTTCTCTCCAATTTTCTTCTGCTCCTTTTCGCTCATCGTGGTATATAGACTAGGTTTTCCTAAAACAACCCCGATTTTGCTGGCGATGGCTTGTCTTGATGCGTCCGTGCATTTTGCCCCCGTATTATTCCGTTTTTGACTCAAATCTTTCATCTTAAAGACGATTTCTTTCTCTTTGAATGGATGCATGAAACCCACTTCTGTTCTATGAATCCTTTCTTTTGGAACGACGAAACGTTGAGCACGGCCGGCGGCAAACAGTTGTTCGTCGGTATAGGTGGATTCTCGCCATCCATCGGACCCTTTCACAAACAACTGGTTTTTGGACCCATTTGCCAATAAAATGGCCTCTACTATTTCCCCCTCTTCTTCCGCGGTTATCCGTCTGTCGTCCAAATATATTTTTACCAATAATTCGTTCCCCTCTTCTACCCCAGCAGGAACATTTGACAAGAGAACCAGTTTCTCCTCAAGAGACAATTTATCTAAATAATGGAATACAGCGTATTTCTGAATGATGCTTATTTCCATTCCATGAACGCCCATCAATTGCTCTGTTACTTTAGATACAGATTGATACCAATCCTTTTGTGCCATCCCCTTTGTTGTGGGAGGCGCCTCTACCGACTTTAATAATACATTTATTCCACGAATCTGTTCTATCATTTCTTGATAGGTTCTCGCCCTTTCTTCGGGTTCAATCGCGGCCACCGCGGCCACCTTTTTCTTCTTGGGCCCCTCCTCCTCTACTGGCACAATCTCTTTTATCCCCACCATAGGCCGAATCTCTTTAGGAACCTCCAGTCGCAAGCTAACCGGTTTGTAATCAACCGGCGTAGACCGTTCAAAGGTAGAAATGGCCTCGTCCATGATTTCGGCAGGCTGAAAGGCGTAATATATCCCCCGATTGACTAAATACCCCGACCGCCCATATTTATCCACCAATCCCTCCGACTTGTTTTGGATAAACCGAGTCAAAGCATAATAAATATGCTCTATCGGATATTTCTTTACTTGATTTATCGCCCCCTTCAAATGTTCCAAACTATAGACCATTTTATCCCGATACAGGTCCCGGATTTTCTTCATAATCACAACCGAGTTCGTTCTTAAAAACCCCTCATCATATGTATCCTTTATGACCCCTTCATGAAGGTCTTGAACGGCACATGTTAATTCGCAAGCCTCCATATAATCACAGGCTTCGGTACGAGGTTTATCGCCGACACGAAAAGGAATCCATTCGCCCCCTCTGGAAGACAGGTGAATCCGAATATCAGTATTCGCGGCATTATCCAACAGCTTCGTCTCAGTAAAGTTCGTCTGCGCCAGGTTCAACAAACAATCCACCGATATTTCCTTTAAGACACGTGTGACGCGCCCGATTTGAAGAGCCTTTTTCTCAGCACTTCGGTAGACATAAATATCCGCCGCTTCTTCATCTTTATTGAGAACCGTTCCATGTAAATAAATCTCCACATTTCTTTCTTCAAAGGGCAAATCGCAATGACTCAAATTGCGAACGCCGCGCCCGACGATTTGCTCTATGCGATTCATATTATACCACGGCTCTAGGATGTGTATCTGGCGTATGTTTTTGAAATCCAGTCCCTCTGAAGCAGCCATAGAAATAAGAATGACTTTCACATTCTCACCGTTCGCGTTCTCTTTATTCGTCACATATTTTATATCTTCATTGTTGTTCTGCGAAAAATCCTTCTCACCCGTTATCATGACATATTTAGCGGGTTTAAACCCCCCAGTAGATATTCCTTTCGTTTTAGGTAGCATGGTAATAGCATCTATGGGCTCCTTTTTCTGTTTTAATAATCCTCTAGAATGTTCGGGAGTAGAAGCATATCGCGTAAATCCCATGGATTCAAGGGCTAATGCCATCGGAACAATCCCTCCATCTATATATTGCGAATAAATGAGAACAATCCCCCGAGAAGGTTTCCTAAGAATGTCACAAATATTGGATATTTTGGCGCTATATAGCCCGATTTCATCTGGAGAAAAGACCTCGCGATATTTTTCTAGAATGGCCGGTTTGTATTCGTAATCATAACGGCGTGGAACCGGTTTTTCAGAACGGGAAAACTTCATAATACTGGACAACCCCTGTTTTCCAATCATACCCTTTATGATGTCTTTATTATCCTTTTCTGTCTGTTTCCCGGGTTTGTCAGAAAGGCGTTTGTCTAATTTGGGGTTCGGATACACCATGATGAGAGATTCCAAAGGTTCCATCAAAAGCGTATATCCGAATTGCTCCATGTTCTCAAAACTAGGCATGACACGCTCGCGCCCGTGTTTATCTACTTGAACATTGGAAGCAAGGCCCAGGTTCTTAAGAATAAAATCATATCCTAAAGATTGGTATGCGCCAATCCCGTTCCTATACACAGGAATAAACTGAAGGGGGTCTTTAATATCTATTTGGTTCATCTGTTTGCTGGGCGAAGCACCGAGAACGCGGTCGGGGTCAAATGTCGCCGGATAAATCCGAGAGGGGAAAATATAGGGGTTCTCACCGCGAACATAACTCACATATCCTGTCAGCTTCCGTAATAAGAGCTCTTTACCTTTGGTATCTCCGTCTGTTTCAATGAATGTTCCATCGGGATTGAAAACGTCTTCCACAGCAATTTCGGGGCGATTGTCGTTGGCATTCAGCAAATTAGTTAGCCAGATGATTTCCTGATAGGAGTTATACATAGGCGTCGCGGATAATAAGAGCAATCGCATATTATCGCTCTTGCGCGCTATTTTCCTTAATAATACAGTGGTCATTTTCATTTTATTGTTGTCGCTGATACGTATATTGTGGATTTCGTCCAGAATAACGAGCCGGTTATTAAAATGCGCTTTTATTTTCTTATTCATGAGAACCGCCCGTTCTTTTTCGTCGTATCCAGCATCCGTCGGAACATGAATCGCCTTTTGGATATAATTGGCAAATTCGCCTTTGTTACCCATAAAAACATAGGATTGATTGATGAGCGACCGAATTTGCGCAATAATCCTTTCGCGCGTCAATCCGCGCAAATTCGTCGGATTGATTTCTTGGAGGAGCGAGTTTCCAATACATGTGTTCAGATTCCAAGTCCCATCCGGCAATTGTTCTAATCGCCTTTCGTCAAAGAGTTGGAGCCGGAAATTGTCTTGTACATTGGGCGAGGCAACAATAATAATCCTCTTTGTGATACCCATCTGTTTCATATACGCCCGCATTTCTTCGGCAATACCGATGGCGCTACAGGTTTTCCCCGAGCCCAATCCATGGTATAACAATAGACTATTGTAAGGAGTACTAAAGGATAAAAAATTGCGGACAAAGAGTTGGTGGGGCATCAGTTCAAAAGGTGTCCGACAGAGTTTTTCGGCTTGTTCTCTAATATTGTGGATTTCGCCGTCGTATTTCGTGTCGGCGAATTCTTGTCGTTGCGCGATTTTATAGGCGAATTGGGGGTCATCCAATGTAGGATATAGTCGGTCCATCATTTCACTTGTATTTTTTTCGGAATCAACGACCTCTTCCCTTATGGTAGAAATCTCCTCATATTCTTTGGGAGGAGGACCTTCTATCACATCCGCCGTCGCCCTATTCCGTTCCAATTCAAGCGTCGGGCCCCCCTCTTCCTCCATCTTTACCCCCTTTTTTTCACACAATCCCGTTTTTCGGTTTCGCTTTTCTCCTTTCGGGCATCGTGGTTTCTTGTCCATCTTTTAAAATAGAGGGACAAAATAAATTGATAAGTATTACGACGTCACATCCTATAATCCATTTACGTACACGATTGTCGGGTATCTAATTACATTCATCGCTCGCTCTATGTGGGATATAAAAATACGAATTATTTTTCAAACATTCCCAATAATCCCGACAGATAATTTGTTATAAATTTAAAAAGATGTTTTGTATGTGTTATTAAAACTATTATTAAAGGGAGAGAACCAAGCCCCGGGCTTATTGCTACATAATTGATACTTGTCACAAAAGGATTTGTATACGAATGATGTAATATTTGTGATGAATAATTTTCTATAGCTTTTTGTCGCGGATTTATATTCATATATCCAGCCAAAACAATTTGATTTGTTTCTTTTACATTTAATTTTTCCTCTTGTTTTAATTCCATATATTGTTCAACTAAATTACGGAATGATTTACTTAATGCTAAACAAAAATTGGTCTTCATAAACGAGGTTTTCAATACCATTATATTTTGTATAAATATAATTGTAATATTTGGCACGGTTAGCTCTAGTGGTGCCCCCCCCCACCCTTATTGTACTACGAAGTCCAATGTCTAAATACATAAAACACCCAAAGTCTTATGAATGTCGTGAATCATACGCATTTTCTCTAAATTGTATGGTCTTATAGAGGCTATGCTTTCTTCGTATGACTTCCATTCTATTTTACTGACCTCACTTTCATCAAATCCAGTCTCGGCCATTTTTGATGGAATGTACATCAAATAATATTTGTGTTTATAACATCTATGATTAGACCCCATAAAAATCTCTTCATATGGTTGAATATTTTCCACTATATGACCCACATCGTATCCAGTTTCTTCTACAAACTCGCGCAAGGCGCAATCCAAATCCTTTTCATACGAATTTCGCCGTCCTTTCGGAAATCCCCATTCTGCCTCCGTCCATTCTGTTGTGGATTCTTCTATTAAACTAGACAAAGAATATTCCACGTCATTCATTATCCCAGACCGAAGAGCATAAAACTTTTCGCAAGAACTATCTTCTTCGCCTTTATAATGTCCCGACTGATTCACCCATAATTGTTTCCATAATACGGGAAATTCTTTCTCCAAAATATCGCGTTTTTCCGACAGAGTCATTTCATTCAACAGATTCAATATATATTCTTTATTATAGAGCGAGTATTTCCCTCTCATAAAGTCCATGAATCCTAATGTGTCTTTTCGCCGAATCATTAAATATTGAACCCCTTTAGATGTATCAATCGTAAAGGCAATAATACCCATACTAATAATTGGCATTTTACATTGATGAAATACATGCCCCCCCTTTCCACAATTACCACAATGAGGTTCCATTACTCATTTATAATCCAAACGGTTTATATAGTTTCCCTTTATGACCTCTTACCAAAAGGATGTGTTTGACCCAAAAGTATGGGGACCACATTACTGGTTCTTTTTGAACACTTTAGCGCTTTCGTATCCGGATTTTCCCACCAAAGTCACAAAGAGGAAATATTATGATTTTATCTCTAACTTGCCGCTATTTATTCCGAATGCCGAAATAGGGAATCGGTTTAGCCAGATGTTAGATAAATATCCGGTGAGTCCCTATTTGGACAACCGCGATTCTTTTATCCGGTGGGTCCATTTCATTCATAATAAGGTGAATCATTCGCTGGGGAAAGAAGAAATATCACTAGCTGCCGCTTTAGAAAACTATTTCGCCGAATATAGGCCGAAACCCGTCGTTTTATCAGAACAAATAAAATGGCGGAAACATGCTGTGGTAGGTGTTCTCATTTTTGTGCTTTTGCTAGCAATTTACATAGGATGGCAATAAGTGGTCCTCCAAAGGGTCCTCCAAAGGGGGTCATAAAGGATTATTGCGCTTCGCGCTTGCGCTGGCGCGCGGGGGCCTCCGGCCAGGGGGCCTCCGGCCTGGGGCTCCCCCAAGGACCTTCACGATGGTGGCCGGAGGCCCCTGCGCGCCAGCGCAAGCGCGAAGCGCAATAATCCTTTATGACCCCCTTTGGAGGACCCCCTTTGGAGGACCCCTTTGGAGGACCCCCTTTGGAGGACCCCTTTGGAGGACCCCCTTTGGAGGACCCCTTTGGAGCACCCTTGGGTGCTAGGCCACCGACAAAATCTCTCCCTAATATAGATGCGTATTGAACTCTGGATTTTACTAGCAACGGCATTGGTCATAGTGAATATTTATACGGAGGGAAAATATTTGAAACTAGCTACACAATACAAAAAATATTATCAAATGGCGGGGATAGCGGTCGTCGGCCTGTTTCTCTATTTTATGGTCAAAAGGAATCCATTGAGTTGGGGGCCCATGTTGGCTACAACCAACGACTATCTAAAATACATGCCGATTGATAAAGGAACCAGCCAGATTCTCAGTCCCATATTAGATTTTACGACTAGACAGAGTTATCAGAGAGAACAGTCGGCTTACGGAGGCTCTGTACCCGTTTTACCCGTAGACCATTTGACTACACAAGAACAGAAAATTAGGTCATCCGGATTGGCTCGCCCTGGTCAGAAAGTCAAACGGTCGGTAAGCGAAACCAAAAAGAAGTTCGTAGCAGCGAGACAGGGGTGGAAATGCGGGGATTGTCAACTTCAATTGAATGCCTGGTTTGAAGTAGACCACAAAATCCGGTTGGAACATGGGGGGAGTAATCACATTGACAATTTAGTGGCACTCTGTCGCGATTGCCATGGGAAAAAGACGACGATAGAGAACTTATAATATCCCTCTAAGATATATTGACAATGGCAGTGGAATACCAAAGTATAACCTTTATGGTGGGTTCGTATTTGGTCATATTAGTATTGTTGTTTTTTATTTATTATGAACTAGGTTTAGCGGCAAATGACCCGAAAGCATTTACGAAAAATTTCATAAGATACATCTTTCTCATCATTGTTCCGGTTGTAGCTGTATTTGCTCTAATGACCGTTTTAGCCTATAGTAAGGCTGTCACGGCATATATCATTTTCGGCGGAATTATTATTGCCGCTCTTTTTGCCGCTGGTGCTTATTTCCTCCAGTCATCTCTTTCAAAATACATTTTCAATAAATATTTGCTATACATTGTTGTCGCTGCTATTTTTCTAGTGGGTCTCTCTATTTTAGCGACATTGTTCTCAGGAACACTTCGCAAATTGACCGGATGGACCGGATTTGTCACAAACCTCTTGTTTTATATCCCCTGTTTGATTCGCGATGCTATTAGTGGAGGTATACAGGAATATCAGTCCTTCTCCACGACTCTCGCCATCCTTTTTGTCATTGAAATCGTTTTCTTAATGATGTATTTCTTTTTGGTCCCCTTTGTAAAATCCAAGATGTTCCCGCCTAGTATCCAATTGATAAACGACCCCGTCATGTTGAATACCTCCGTCCCTTTTCAGACACCTGCCGATTTATCGGGGAATTACGCCATTTCTATGTGGGTCTATCTGAATCCTGGGCCTAAATCCAAACCCGGTTATGCCGTTGAGACCCCTATTTTCTCCTTTTTAGACGCCAGTGGAAATACACATGTGAAAGTAACCTATTCTAACGAAGAGGGCGGTAATAACGACCACATATTTTACGTAGGGGAACAAGCCTTCCCCATGACACTCCCTCTTCAAAAATGGAACAATATCGTGTTTAATTGCGCAACATATAATGACCCTCTTCCGGCCTCTACGACTTCCCCTGCCGTGTCTCAAGAAGAGATAGACCAGAAGAAAGCAGACTCGTTTTGGGCCACTTTGCTGAAATATTTTTATAAAAGTCCCGCTCCTTCAGTCGGACCTTCTGTAAAAAAGACGACAGTAGACATATTCGTCAATGGATATTTAGAACGTTCATTCACCTATGACCGAGAACATCCCGTATATTCTTCGGCGGATATACTATTCACTGGCAATAATACCTTTATGACATCATCTGTCAAGACAGCGCCGTGTGGTTCAAAGGGAGCCAATGGTAAGACCTCTAATGAAGAAGGATTATATGGCGCGATTTGTAATGTGGTCTATTATCGCAGACCATTGACAAAAATAGCCCTGACCTACAACTTCAACTTTTTGACGATTCACAATCCCCCGATTTTGTAAGGGGGTCCCCCGAAAGTCGCGACCATTTGAACCACTGGTATAAATCTTCGGCGGTATAAAATGTAGAGAATGTATATATGAACACAGTTATTATTATTTTAGGAATCATCGTCGTTTTGTTGTCATATTACATTTATACCATACTTACGGCAACTCCTGTAGTTGTCAAAAACCTGGATTTGACCGAAACCGTGGAACCGATTCCTCCATCAAAGATATCGGACCCCTATAGTATTAATTATACCGTAGGTGTATGGATATATATTAATAACTTCTCTCCCAAAATAGACCGGTTTTTGATGTTTGGGGATAATACGTATAAGGGAGCACAGAGCCTCTTTAGTCTGCGCATGGATACACAAAGCAACAAACTTTACGCCGACATTTTAGCCAATAAAATAACAAACACCTCGGGCGGTACTCCTCAACCGCAAGTCCTTTCTGTTCTTATCAACATTAGTGCCGACGCCTTTCCTATTCAACGTTGGGTCTATGTCGCCGTTTCCGTAAGCTACAATTTCGTAGAGGCCTATATCAATGGGAAGTTCATGACGGCTGTCAATATACAGAATAATACGTCCAAGGGTGTCAATGGCGTCTTTTACGTAGAAGCTCCGAAAGATAAAAACGCATCGGCTACTTTCTCTTTTGGCGGGAAAGGAAGCAAGATGGACAATGGCTCAACGAGAGAGAACGGATGCCCCGTATTATTATCCAATCTCACTAGATGGAATACACCCCAATCAGCGGGCGATATTTACAATGAATATATGAAGGGAAATGGGCAACAGGGAAGTATATTCGGCCCTGCCTATGGCTTGGATATCAATCTCAAACAAGACAAAGATGTTTATACATTATCCGTCTTCTAAACCCACTACTTTATTCAGAGACAATACACCTTTATGACCATTGTATAACAAAATATATATGAATGTATATATATATTTAGTATGAATCAACCACCGGCAGATAGTTTTGTGAATAATTCTAATACCGCTTTATCCACCGCAACAGAAGCCGTTTCTAATACCATAGAATCATTTTCAAGCCCAACAGAAGTCCAAACGACCAATTCTAGTTTCTTGGATTCCAATGGAATCATTGCCAAAGTCGTCTTTTTGATTATGGTCATTCTCGTATTTCTGCTCCTCTTTTTCCTCCTTGTAAAACTCATCGGATATTTTTCGCAAAGACCTTCCAATCCTATCCTTGTCAATGGGCAAATCAATGGGACTAAAAAGATAGTGATTTCGCAAAATCCTGCCAATAATGAGTCAAAAACCATTCTTCGTTCTAATAATAAGGCCGCTGGAATTGAGTTCACATGGTGCGTATGGCTTCAACTAAGTGATAATACGGCGAACTCAAACGCTACTCCTAACTGGCGTAGCCCTGTTTTTGTCAAAGGGGATGTTAGTCTTACCAATAATGGAACGAATGAATATTGTTCTCTGAATAATGGACCAGGTGTCTATTTTGGAACACCTAGCAACCCCAATCGTCTCTATATTTTAATGGATACAGTGGATACTCCCGCCATTGAATCTTCGGCACTCGTGATTGATATTCCTAATCTACCTGCAGAATATTTCCATTTAGCCGTTCGTTGCCAAAATACTTATATTGATGTTTATATCAATGGTAATCTTGTCAAACGCAAAAATCTCATGAATGTCCCAAAACAGAATTATTATAATGTTGTGGTTTGTCCAGAAAACGGATTCAATGGACTTCTCTCTAATCTACAGTATTTCAGTAGCGCGCTTTCCGTCATTGACATTAACGCGATTGTTCGGAAGGGGCCGAATACAAATGATATAACACAATCGGCTTTTAATTTCAATTCCGTCAATACCATTTCAACGGGGTGGTATAATAGCTTTCTACAGTAGGTAGAGGAACCGATGAGCCCCGACAGCCCCCTTCGGGGGCATAAGGGGGCGGGGAGGGTTCCCCCTACATGGGGTCCTTCGGACCCCGGCCGTGCACTGTTTGGGGGTCCTTCGGACCCCCGTAGGCGCACATGACCCCCTCCCTACAGCGCATTTCATAGTAGCGGCGGTGGGGGACTGCCCCTACATGGGGTCCTTCGGACCCCGGCCGTGCACTGTTGGGGCACATGCCCCTCCCTTCTCCCTTCGGGTTCCGCCAAGGACATTTTATAAAACTTCTTTCAATTGTCATAAAGAATGAATCCTTTATGACAGAATGATGGACCCCCCTTAATGTAACTTTACGAGAACTTCTTTCAATTGTCATAAAGAATTATTCCTTTATGACATAATCATGTATCCTCATATTGGTATTCTTGGCGGAACCCGAAGGGAGAAGGGAGGGGTCGTAGGGGAACCTACGGTTCCCTACCTACTTTCTATATACATATCCTATATGGGCGACTCCGTATGTAATAACCAGGCCTATCTCAATTCTATTGATCAAAAACGCCGCGCACAACTAAATAATATCCCACCCGTCAGATACAACAATTTAGCGAATAATTTTTATGACAAAATCAATCCCGCTACTGGTCAAACATACACCAAATTTGACCTAGATATGCGAAGAAAGGCCGAAATACTCAAATACAGCAGCAACCGTGTTCCGACACAAACCAATAGTCTAACAAAAGCGGAAAGATATAGACAAGCTGTTAATGGTATTTATCAACAGCGGACGTATTCGCAAGCCTTTATTGCCGAGAACACCGAAAACGGTATTCTCCAAACATGCCCTCCAGGTGTCATCGTAAAAACGCCTTCCTCCGCCTCTGGAGTCCCAGGGAATATGCTTCTTTATGACGACCCCGCTATACCCCTTTATAATTTAATAAATACTACAAATACACCCTATGGTATTATAAACCAAGCAGCCGACCCCTACGTCATACCTTGGAACTATGCTTATAATGCCAACGCCTCCCAAGAAACGGGTGAAACCCCCATCATTTTCACCCTCTATATATTCAATATTGGTTCGGCAGAAAGATACGCGTTTTCATTCCAAACCCCCTTTTCCATAGGATTTTCTGGAAAATGGCTTCCCAATATTATTTCTTCTAACAATGCCTCCTTTAGTATTCAGGTAAATACGATTGCTTTAAGCGTTCTCTATAGTTATTCCGCCGTCACCCTTAATCCGACCCCTAGCTATATCCAGCAATACAATACCTCCATAAATGTAGATATTAGCAATAACGCGGCTACCTTTAGTGGAAGGTGTTTCTTTGACAACGTACAGTTTTCCAATATTGTTTTGCCATCCCGGTTAGGATATATTTATGACATTCAATTAGCCGTATCCTATAATATATTTCCGAATAACGAATTCGCAAATCAATATGAAACCCCCGTCATCACCACATTTTTCAACGCAACCACCCCGATTTCCCCCACTAGGACCCGTTGCTCTATCAGCGGTTCGCCGGTGATAACCTCTTTCCTCCCCCTTTCTATTCAAGGCACGCCAGCATAATTATTTAGGAATACACAAATCCATAATAGATAAAGCGACCGAAAACCGTTTATCAGCATAATCCCCCCAAGAAGCAATATCAAACTCGGCTTCCGCCAATCGGTTCTCCCAAGTAGTCACAAAGGTTTGATATGCTTCGCATAATTGGCGAATGAGTTGTTTGGCCTCGTTCGTCCCTGATGAACCATAAAAGAAATTGTCTAAAAGGAATTGTGGATATTGTAGGGGGACCATACTATCATCCGTCAGGTGAAAAGGCTTCCCCGAAAGAGTCATAAAGGAATATATATGACGGAGGGTTGGCAACAATCGGCGATATCGGGCTATCAAGGGGGTTATCACGGGGCTCCATATACGATGGGTCGGCCTAGACGGCGGCTCACTCGGTCCTTCACAATAATGAAGGAGCCAGTCTAGTTCGCCCCTTATTTTCGGAATATCTAGACTGCGTAGGCGGACTAAATGGGCGTATTCGCATTGGAAACGCGCACGTGTCGCGAGTAGCCTTTCGCGCTCCTTTTTATAGTCTTCCGTTGACCATAGGACGCGCGTATATGTGGCAATAATATCCTTTATGACCTCTTCGGGGAAGGATTCCTGTGGACCCTTTAATTCGGTCGTTAAAAATGCTTGTTGTTCGGGTGTCAAAAGGGGGTCGGAATAAGACCCCCCGCGGACTTGGCTCACTCCATACTGGAGCATATACTTTTTGACAAGATGGTCAAGATGGAGCGGGTCGGTCTCTGGCCAATAACCCTTTATAGTAAGAGGTTTGTTTTGCTGAACATATTCGTAAGTAAGAACGGCTTCTAAAAAGAGTTCTATGGGATTGGATGCTGGGGAGCGTCTTACAAGGAGGAAAAATCGGGCGTTTTCCAATTCTAGACAGTAGATAGTTCTCATAGTAAAAGATAATAGGGGAGGGTCTTTATTATCTTTTTTATACCCTTCAACTAAGTTACTGATTTCGCGGAACCCCCTTATGATTTATTTTGAGAAAGATTGGGGTTCAGACACTGGTGTTGGCTAGGAAATACTTGCCCCGAAAGACATTTGTCTCCTTCTGATACACTAATGCATCCGCGAGTTCCATTATATTCGCCGACGAGACACCATTGCGACTTGGCCGAAGTATTATTCTGGATAGGATTCGTAGTGGAATTGGGTTCAGGCGGGTTCGGTGCTATAGTGGGGGGCTGATTGATGTGGATATCAAGAGCTCCGCCGGCTCCTTGGCCACTCGCCTTTATCAATAAATCGCCTACAGAATCCACTGTTCCATGAAGGATGTCAATCCCCGTTTTGGAGGCATCGGCAACAACGTCGGAACTACGGTCCAAAAGGGTTCCTGAAGCATAACCCAAATTAGCCAATGCCTTTGAGACAACGGGGCGGAAAATCTCGGTGACTCTTTCCACAACATCACCAAAAATATTCAGAATATTTACGCCTAAAAGCGATAAAAGCAAAATAACTGCCAATACGATGATGATACCGTTTTTGGACCAGTCGCTAACAGACCCAGAAGAAGCGGGTTGTAAATCGGGTGATGAACTTTCCATAAAGATATATTATACGGGTAGATTTCTTCTGTCCCGTTCGTTCGGTTTTATTGTTTCTTTTATAAGAATAATATACGATGGGATTCTTTAGTCTATTGGAAACTTTCTTCTTTATCAGTTTAGCCATTACGTTTGTATTGATTATAATGCTTGTTTATCATTTTAAAGGGCGTCTTGTTGCAATTGAAGATAGATACCATACAATGTTTGAAATCGTTAATTCTTTAGTCAAAGAAATGAAGAATATGCAGCATATGCTGAAAAATACACAAGGCGAACCTATAGAAAGGACGTCTATTCCACCGGAAATATTTAGACTCTTTCAGTCGGGGCCAGGAATGTTCCCTACTTCCAATATCATTTATGAAGACCGATGCGCTGATGACAACATGGATGACTATGACGACGCGGAGGATGACGCTGTGGATGACGAAGAATATAAAAGAATAGTTGTTTCTGACACAGAGATGGATAGTGACGATGAGGCGGTTGATGATGTAAAAGTCATTACTCTATCATCTGAATCACTTTCTTTAGAAGAATTTGAAGAACCTATAGAGATTGATATGACTATGGCCGAAGATGCCGAAGACGCCGAAGACGCCGAAGACGCCGAAAACGCCGAAAACCACATAGACATTGATATCACACCGGAAGATGAACCCGTCGTAGAGGACTCAACCACCGAGCCGATGGATTACCGCAAATTGGATGTCTCCTATTTGAAAACCATGGTTCTCACCAGGGGTTTAGCAACCGATACCAAGAAAATGAAAAAGTCCGAACTCATTCGTCTTCTAGAAGAGGCGATATAATATTCGCTCTAGTATATATACATGTTTTTCACTGAACCTTCTTCCTATGAATGTGCTTATCCCCAAGTCAAAGAAACTCTTCCACAATCCGCTTTAGGATATCACGCAAATAATAAATACGACGGTTTCCCGCCACTCATGTCAGATGGTCGTGTAATCACCGCGTCCTATCAACCCGAGGCTGTCTTAAACAATCATTTGCTAAAGGAAATCGGAGTAGAAACCAACTGGCAATATCGCCAGTATCTCATGAAGAACGCTAAAGAGATAGAGAAATACAACCGGCTCCAATGCGCTACCGACGCTGGGTATTTCAAGCGATATGGAGATGAACCATCATCCGAACCCTATAAAACGCCCTATGTATACAAAACCGCCGAGAACTCCCAAAAACCCGCTGGATATGTGGCAAGCGATTTGAAAGACGTCTATCTCTCTAGAGAGCAACTCCAATCCAGAATGGTCGCGCCCGAATTGACCCAGGCCGAATTGTATAACAAACGCGTCCAACAAAATTGAAGAACCTTTATAAGAATCTTTGCCATTTATACTCCCCCCGCTTTAGCACCCCTTATAAAATGTTCAGCAATAGAAACGCCCGTATCTATCCAAAAGAAGAAACCCCTTCTTTCCAAGTATTCCCTCCTTCTCCAGACTTCTCTTTTATGTACGAAAATTCCGAAATGCTAAAGAGAGCCTATGACATTATTCAATCACAAGATGCTTGGTATCTTCTGACTGATTTCAACACGAATACCCTTGTCTTACAGGATGTAGAAAAAATAGCTACGATCATTACCAAAGTAAACGAAAGCTACCATCATACCTCAACTTCTTTCGGCTGGACCATGATCCAACTGAACTATATTGCCATGCACGGATACGATGGGTTTAAGGCCGATTGGAAGAAAGAGTAATTCAAGGGTCAGAATAGTAAAAAGGGCGGGTCAGGGAGAATACATATAAAAAAACCCTTTTTTTATGTATATGAAGGTTCTCAGTTTTGACGTGGGAATCAAAAATCTGGCCTATTGTCTATTTACAAAACCCGACACAAAATGGGCCATTTCCGATTGGAAGGTCGTTTCACTCCTAGGCGACGAACCCGTCCAACATAGGTGTTGCGCGACGAATCCCCCGAAAAACAAAAAAACACCGGCGAAGCCTTGTACACACCTAGCTAGATTCTCATACAAACAAGAATACCTTTGTGACAAACACGCGAAGGCCTTAGCTAAAACTCATGGTTCCGGACATGAAAGAGTCCTTTATCCTGAACCTCGGTTCAAACGGGTCAAAAAGATGAAAATGGAGGAACTCGTGGCTCTCGCCCTTGAATGGAAGGTGGATTCTACTGGGAAAAAGAAGCCGGATTTGCTGAAAGATATCCAGGAGTATTTAGAGGAGCATGTTTTACGGCCGATTTCGTCGGTGTCGGTGAAAGCTGGACAAGCCGACCTTATTGGTTTAGGGAAAACCATGAAAGATATTTTTGTGGAATTTTTGAGAGAACATCCGGATTTGTCGGTGGTTCTCATTGAGAACCAGATTTCCACTTTAGCAAATCGGATGAAAACCTTACAAGGAATGTTGGCTCAGACGTTTATTATATTGCTTCCGGAGGTTCGTGTTGAGTTCATTTCTTCGGCAAATAAACTCAAATGGTTCTCTTCAAAGAAAGCAACTACAGCAGCAGCAGAGCCTACGCAAAGCCAGACCTACCAGGCCCATAAAAAGGATGGCGTTACATATTGTCAAGAGATTCTTCAAGAGAGGATTTTTGAAGGGGGAGAACAATGGACTCTTTGTGAAAGAAAGAAGAAAGACGATTTAGCGGATTGTTTCTTGCAGGGGGTCTGGTGGCTGAAACGGGAAGGGGAAATACCGGCTAGTTAATGTAGGCGTTTCGCCGAGCGTCTTTTTTTTCTTATTGTGCGCTTTTTTTTTCTTATTGTGCGCCTTTTTTGACGCTTTGATATGATACCACCGCCACCGAGGTCGTCGTCTTTTTCGTGAAGCATACCTTCCGCAAATGGCGGTACTGGCGGTACTGGCGGTACTTCCACTAGTGTCGGTAGAAGTTTAGTAGCGGTTTTCATTTCAGTTACTTTACTCAATCCAATAGTTATTTTTCCTGCTACTAGACAATCATCAAAATTTGATGAAATAATTCCAAACTGTTCTTTTAGACCACCATCTACATCACCAGTTGATTGTGACCCCCATGAGTTTCTAATTACTAGTGTATCATCTTGTACTCTACCAATAACCATTGCATGCCCACCGCCACCATTTTGTGTAACAAAAAGCGCATATAATCCACATTCATTAAAGCTCTTTATTGCATCCAATATTAGTTCTTTCACTACAGAGTTTCCTACTACAGAGGGTAATGTGATTTCTGTAGGGTTTCTTGTATCCAGACAAATAGTTTCGTCAAGTGTTAATGTAAATACAAATGTATCAATTGCTCTATAAAAAATGTCTTTGGTAGCAGGGATAGGGTCGTCAGGGTCTATTTGTCTAACCTTTTCAAATGTTATATTTGATAAAAAATGTGAAAATATTTCGGTAACTTTATGTACACAAAGCATTCCATATTGTCCAATTTCTATTCTTCTTTCATCAGGAGAAAACACCACAAACTCTTGGCGGTCTGTAATTTGTCTTAACTGACAACTAAATAAATCTATAAAATATCCTTTCAGGTCACTGTTCCTATACAACATGTCAAAAAATTTATTTATTTCAATATGAAGAGCCTTAACGCTCCCACCACCATTTTCCCAACCATTTAAATTTCC